CTCCTTGCGCACCGCTTGGCGCTCCTTGGGATCTAGGCTGTTGTACTCTTGGGGGTACACGAGTGCCATTTCTGCCTCCTTGCTGCGCCATTTGCATCTGGCGCAATTGATTCATCATTGCCATCTGATATTCCCAGATGGCTTCTTGGCGTTCATAATCAGGAATATAATCTTGCGTATCATCCTCATTAAAGAACTCAAAGATCTTCTCCATAAGCCGACAACTCCCGGTATAGACCTGCATAAGATGGTCGTAGAGCTCGGGTGCCTGCTTCTTCATCTGCTGGCCCTTCGGCCCAAACAGTTGCATCGCAAGCGGGGTAGTCTCTTTCAAGAACATTGAATACAACTGCGTAAGCGAGAGCATATTCTGCCGCCTCGACTCATACGTCTTCTCAATATCGGTCGTCTGCACTGAGAACGTCAGCCGGTCATACACTTCGTTCGGCGGGATAAGCAGCAGCTCATCAAGTAACCGCAACTCTTTCTCCGTAAGCCTTTGTAACTTCTGCTCCCGCTCAAGCACCGAATCCCGATTTTGCACAAGACTCATAAACACAAGCCGCCCAACCCGGGAAAAACTCTCGGTGATCCCCTCAGTAATCGCTGAGAAGATCCCCTGACTCTGCTGAAGCCGCATCTGCTGACCACCAACCGAGTCTCTCGTCTTTAAGACCTGATTAGCAAATCCGGCCATTACATCCGGCAGCGCATTTGCTTTCTGCGCGTACATAATACTCATATTCTCTGAGGTAAACGTACTCTGCGTGACATCAGGCTGTGCCAGTGGCACAATATCCCGACCGGGATCTGAGACCATAAACATCTTTCCCGGAAAGATCCGCTCATTACCGGTAATCCCCGAGTTCCGTCGCACAGCCCACATCCGGTTAACCGCCTGCTTCTGATTATCCCACCTCAGGTTATGGCCGGTATCCACTTCATCCTGCATCTGTTCGGACATCCATCCGGTGCCCATACCATCCATATAGAACGGCCTTAACAGGTGCACAAAATTGACGAAAGGCCGATACCCCAGCGAGTTATATCTGGCCTTAAGGATCTGTCTCGACTTCAGATGCACAGTAACCACAAGATCCTCAGCGATCCCATCACCATCGGCATCATAGTAGACCCAAAACTCATGCAGCAAGAACCGCTCGATTCCCCGCTGACTGACCCCGCGCCTGCGATCGATCTCCTGTTGATACTCCTGGGGATTATCCTCAGCATGCGCTAAAACCTGTTCAACATTCTCATAGTAAGGCCATTCTCCAGCCATTGAATCCTCAAGCTCATGCCTTGCTTTCGGTACAATGTGAGCGACCCACGGGGCCCTCTGTATGTCCTGGAACGCCTCTCTGTAGAGAAAGTCCTCAAGCGGCATCGAAATAATCTCAGGCCCAATATGCGTAACACTCTCGAAGAGCTGTGAGACCCCTTCATCTCCGGGCCCAGTTTCAACGGCATTATCTTTATACCAGTTCCGATGCTCAGTCCATAATACCTTAACGAACGTATGACCCATAACTCCAGTCTCATTTAAGATAACCCGTCTCCTCTTCTTAAAGTCCAAATCACTTTCCGACTTCGCGAGCATATTCATGTACTTCGTCCCGAACTGCGCCATCTCCCGCTCTTTCGGATCATCCCGTTGTGCTTCAATCGTCCAAAACGGCCGTCTCACATTAAACGTCGAGATGAGGTGCCCAAACGCGGTATTAGCATTAATGGCAGCCAGCGGCACACTTACATTACTCGAGTCATCTCCCAACGGGTACGTCTTCACCTCGTTCTCAGGCTGAACTTCCCGTTGCCGCCTCCACTTGGCCCACTTCTGTTTCTTCCCGCCCCGCTCAGACTCAGCAGCCTCAGCCTCCGTACACAGATATTCAATAAGCTCCGTTTCTTGATTCTCATCTAATTCAACTATCATTTGACATTACCTCCATTCTTTGATACAATCCACTCACTACCTTGATGCGCTTCGCGCATCGACGGTGGGGGGGAACAGGAAACGTCAGGCCCCCTCCGGGGGGCCGGTTTCCATAAACCAATCAATATCCCGTCGTCGCATTCCTCGTAAAATCACTGACAAGCTCCTCTTCACGGGCAAGGCCCTCTTCGCGCTCGTAGGGGGTAAGCGGGCGGTCAAGGATAGAAAACGCGCGTTCTGTGGCGTCAAGGAAGTCCATTCGATACTTGCTCTGCGGAAAAAGATCCTTCTCCTCCTGGAGAAACTGCTGCGCCTGAGGCGTGGCATAGACCCGCTCACTAATGAGAAACCGGCCCACGCCTTGCCTGATCCTCGCCACCTTATCGCCGCCGGTGGGCAAGGCGAGAAGCGGCAGGTAGACCCCGTTGCGGATCGCCGTGTCTTCTAAGTCTAAGACCTGGCCTTTCTGCGGCCCGTTCGCTTCCATGCCAAACAACCGAACATACCCTTCAAGCCCTGACGCGCCTTCGAGGACACGCTTGCGCGCCTCGATAATATTGAGGTACTCGGCGGTGCCCCAGAGCAGATACACGTTCTCGTCCCAGTCCATGGCCCAGAAGCAAATAGCCGTCCGTGAGGTTTTTGCCGAGATGCCCTTATCGGTATACGCAGGGTCGAAGGCGCCGCAGACATCGAGGTCGGCAAGGTCTAAGTATACGGTTTCGGGTTCGTCTTTGGCAGGATCACCTTCACGGGAGACGATGAACCGGTCGTCACTATCCTTGAACAGGTGGCACCGCTTGATCTCGTAGTCGATGAACTCCACGGAACCGGCTTTCTGCGGCTTATTATAGTATTGGCTCATCTTCGTCCAGTCGTCTCGGGAGGAGAGCAGTTGGATAACCTTTGCTTTGGGAAAGCTCTCCGGGAAGATCGGCTCGCCGTGCTCAAGTATCTGGCGATAATAGACTGTCCACTCGCCGTCAGGCGTTACTTTCTCGAGGTAATCTTGATCCTGATAGCCTAACAGACGGCACATCGAGCTCATAATATACTTATGATAGGGGTCATCAATGGTGTACAGGGTTGTCGGCACGAAGATCCGCGAGTTGCCAATATCATCAAGCAAGGCCAGTGTGTTCGTGTCCCACCAGCGGTTCTTACGCTCCATATTGATGTTTCCGGCCCGCTCGATGTCAAGATCGTCAACGCCAATAAGGTCATCGATACCAAGGAGGTCGTGGTGGTCGCCTTCGGCGGCTGCCGTCGCCCCTCCGGCTTTAAGGTTGGGCTCCGGAGCATATTGACGGCAGGGAACGATGACTTTGGCTTGGCCCCGGGGAATAGCATACTCCGGATACAGCCACAAGAGCAGGTCGTTGAACTTCAGATTATTTAAGACCACCTGAACAAACTGCTCGGCTTTGTCGACGACCGCGTTAACAATCCTAATCCTGATGTTGGGGTTTCTGATGATTTCCCACAAAGACGCGCCGTGCGTCCAGACCCGGCTTTTGCAGTGGCCGCGGGGGAGCCAGCCTGAGGCGCGGGCTCCGGGGGCCATGGCGTAGGGGGACTGGCGGAAATTGCACATCTCCCGATGCAGGTCTGCGTTGAGGCGGTCATAGGTGCCCATAGAGCCCGCTATGTATTTTAAAAAGAACCACAGGTTTACAAATCCGAGCTGGCGCAGGAGCTCGCGGACGGCCTCGGTGGCCTGGAAGTTCTCTGAGTTGATCTCGGAGATGAGCTGGTCGATGACGAGGGGGAACTCGTCAGGGTCAAACTGCTCGGAGGCGGTGCCGAAGATCGGGGCCTGGGGATGGGTGAGGATTGGATAGTCCTCGACGCACGGGGAGACGTAGTCGCAATACGTGTCCTCAATGACTACCGGCATAGAGTTCCTCATAGCAGAGCGGACAGTAGGTCGCGTTGTCGGCGGAGCGCTTCGGGCCGACGGTGACCTGGCAATAGGGGCAGTAGGTAGTGCCGATGCTGGCCTGCTTGGCCATCTCGTAGACCCACGAGCCTGGTACGGTGATGTCCTCATAGATGTTTATGTGTTTGGGCTTGTTCGCTCGGGTCGGGATGACCGATTTACTTAGGTTTTTCATCGGTCGTGCTCCGGTCGGAGAACTGCTCCTTGGGTGCCGAATAGCGGGGGTTGATCCACAAGGCGGGATGGCCGGGTGCTGCCGGTTTTTCTTTCTTTGGTTTCTTCGCCATTAGCCGTCCTCGCCGCCGAAGAGGTTCTCGAGGGTTTCCTGGTCGAGAACTGTGTCTGTTGGGCTCTGCTCGTGGAGGGGCTCGTCTTCTTCGTCTTCGTCTTCGTCTTCCGGTTCCCGGGTGTAGGTTAGGAGCTTCTCGGAGAGGGCGGTGGCCTTTTTCGGCGCTTGCGCCGCTGATTCCTTCTCGCTGGAGAACATGTCTCGCATGCCTTGGAGGAGGCCGGTAATCGAGGCGGCAGCTATTTGGGCGCCCTCCTGGCGGGCCAGCAGGGGCGTTTGCTCGCGTTCGGCGTTTTTCACTCCGGCGTGATGCAAGATTTTGAAACAGATGTTTGCCAGCTTTTCCCCGTCTGCGGTGTCCAGAGCCTCGTCGAGCTTGTCCAGGGCCTTCTCGGTTAAGGGCCCGCGCAGCCTGGCGTCTACTGCTGTTAGGTTCTCACGCTTCATGGTTTTCAGTATAGCTCCTGGTGCAGCCGCGTTCAAGGGTTTTCGGGGGTTCTTTGGTGCTTGTGCACTCTTGCGGCGCCTGCGCCGGGGCGAACGGTGGTAAGTTACGTGGTTTTGGGGGTCATATTCTGGAGGGGTGCTTACTACCTTTTGCGATCGCCAGTTTCCAAGGTGGGCGGGCGGTTTCGCCGATATGTCACATTGTGTGCTATACTGTGACTATCTTAATTACATACAAGGAGAAAAGAGTATGAGAAGTGACAGACAACTAGCAAAGATTGAAAGAATGAGAGAATTAA